AAGACACGAATTCATTCCACCCAAGGGTGCAAAAAAAGACAAACTAAGTGTTTGGTTGATTGAACAGTTTCCCAGTCTAGGTGATGAGGAAATCGAACTCTTCCGAATGTTAAATGGAGAAGAAGTGTTGGAAGATATTGCTGTGGCCAAAAACATGGGTGAGAAGCAAATTAAGGATTTGTTTAAATAATATGGCAACGGATTACCAGTGTCGATTTTGTAATAAAAGTTTTACAAGAGAACGTACCTTGAGTAGCCACATGTGTGAAAAAAAGCACAGGTGGATGAGCAAGGATGATGCTTCTAGTCGTATTGCATTTAGTGTATGGGTTGACTTTATGAAGTATGTTAGCCCACAATCTAAAAAACAAAAAACAATTGATGATTTTATAAGCAGTCGAGACTATATTGGATTTGTTAAGTTTGCTAACTACTTGATAGAACTTAGGCCAATGGAAAGTGATAAATTTATACACTGGCTTTTTAAGATGGGTGTTCGTTTAAGTGATTGGCAACGACCAGGCACTTACCAATTGTATGTTCAAGAAGCCAGTAAAAAAGAAACTGCAGATAGGGCATTAGAAAAAACTATACTCACCATGCGCGAGTGGGGTGATAATACTGGAGAGAATTGGCAAGAGTTTTTTAACAAGATAGCGCCAGCAACGGCAATGAATATGGTAGTCATGGGCAGACTAAGTCCTTGGATAATTTATTCAGCAGATGCCGCACAAAGGTTGCTAGATAGAATGGAACCTGGCCAAATTGACACAGTAGCAAAACACGTGGATACAGAATGGTGGAAAAAGAAAATAAACAGCAGTCCGGAAGAAGTAATGTGGATAAACACAACGATTCAACAGGCACTAGATTTGAAGAACTAGAAGCTCGTTTGGCCGAATTTATTTCCAGATTTGATTGCATGACCAAAGACATGGAACTAATGAAACAGCAACAACAAGTTTTAATTGAACTACTTAAACAAAAGTTAAAATGAATCTACCTGACGTTGATATTGACTTTGCCAACAGAGAAGAACTGTTGAATCTGTTGCCACACGTGCCTGCAATGCAAGTAATGCAAAATGGCACAAAACAAAAACACAAGACTGGGGTGTACTTCCATCCTGTACCAATCAATCCTTTTACAGGATGGTGTGATGTTGACTACCAAACTGCAGAAGAACTGGGATTTTTTAAAGTAGACTTATTGAATGTAAGCTTATACCAAAAGGTAAAAAGCAAAGAACACCTAACCCAGCTAGCCCAACAGGAGCCATTATGGGATCTACTACTACAGGACGACTTTGTAAATCTGTTATTTCATTTGAACGGGCATGGAGATATTCTCCGGAAGACCCAGCCGACTTCCGTGGAACAATTGTCTGCGGTCCTAGCAATGATACGCCCGGCCAAACGCTATCTGATTGGGAAGCCATGGACGACGATTATGAAGGAAGCATGGACGAGACCAGAGAATGATGAATATTTCTTTAAGAAGAGTCACGCCACAGCTTATGCAGTTGCTATTGTGGCACAGATGAATTTAATTTGTGAGCAGATCAGTTACGGATACAGTTAATCCATTTTACGAACAAGACTAATTTGTCTGCGTTTTGTTCGCTTGGTAATGACATTGGTAAGGCTGGTTTGGTGGCCGTATAAGACTTCAAAGTCTTTGGTAGAATAGGTCTTTAGAGCATAGCTAAATTTACGCATTGGTTCTTTTAATACAATGTTGATTGGTATCAGTCTATTGCTACCCCACCACCATTCTTCGCCCATTTCGACAAACAGCATCTTGTCGATTTCATCTTTTAGTAGGTTGTAGACATACATAGTGACCACAACTGCATCACTATTTTGTATAATACCCACAAGCTCTTGATCTCCATAGCGCACCAAGCTCATAAATGGAAATCTTTCTAAAAACTCTCTTACTTTACTGTCCATACACTTACTTAGCACTTTGAGGACGTCGGTGTTTGCTAAATAACAGCATGGCCAATTTAAATACATCAAATCCAACTGCAAACCTAAATTATGCTGGCGCCGGTACAGGACCAAGCTCAACTAGAAGTGTACCAAGCTATACTGACCAACGTATTGTTTGGTTTAAGGGGGTGGACAACATTCTTGATCTAACAATTTCCGGTAATGATCGTAGGCCTGTTAGCATATTACGTAGAGAAATTACCATCACTATGTGGGATAGAACTACAGGAACTACTATTTTCCGTCGTAGAGCAATTCCAACCATTGCTGAAAATGGACAATGTAGATTGGTTGTACAAGCAAGGGATTTAATGACGTTGGGTGCAGGTTTATACACTCTTGGAGCAACTATAGTTGATGGTGATGGTTTGGAAACAGCATTAACATGGAATCGTGCTCAGCAAGCTGGTTTTGATATTGAAGTAAAAGATGAAGTTATTCCTACTTCAAGAAGTACAACTGAAATTACAAATTACACCAGTGTTGATAATGGTTTAGGTCCTATACTTGTATCACATGCATTTGATGGTCCGCAGTTTTACCGTAAGGATACATCTTTGTTTACAGTAGGTGTATATGCAAGAAATTGGACTGGCAACATTATTGTACAAGGTTCAATGGATACAGTGGTGCATGGCGATACATTGTGGGCAGATTTAAAACCACAAGATGCAACAGATCCAGTGTTGGTATACACAGGCTATACTGGTATAGATCCTTTTAATTATTATGCAAGTGTTCGTTGGTTGCGTGTTGTTAAAACTGACAGCCCTTCGAACGCCGGCACCCTTGACAAAGTCCTTATAAGAGTATAAACTAGCTCTATATGAGTCTGGTTGAGAACACACTTAGGGCACACCTGCCCGCACTAAAAACAACTTCAAATGGTTGGCTGACTATGAACTGCCCAATGTTCGTTCAAAATGGTCAACCACGACCCGACACAAAACATCGCGGCGGTTTAAAATTTGAACATGATAAAATTGGTTATCATTGTTTCAATTGAGGATACACAACCGGTTGGCGTCCGGGACAACGTTTGGGCATCAAATTGATCAAACTGATGCGTCAGTTTGGTGTGGATGAAGGCGACATACAGAGACTTAAGATTCAACTATGGGACCAAGTGGTTGAAGATGAAATGTTTGTTGATGAACCTTTTCGCAAACCAGATTGGCCTGAAATAGAATTTCCTTGGGCGGTGAGGGACATAACACTTGAAGCCGCAGAGTATCTTGACAGTCGTGGTGTGTTAGAACTTACTGATTGGCTTACCAGTGCCAGCCCCTTGCAAGGAATGGATAATAGGGTTATCCTTCCATATGTTAGTGATGGTAAGATTATTGGATACAGTGCTCGTTGGATAGGCGATGTGCCTGATAAGAAAACAGCAAAGATGATTGCCAATAGGCCGGCCAATTTTGTGTTTAACTTGGATCATCAAACCAATCTAAGAAAGTACACAGTGGTAGTTGAAGGCGAGTATGATGCGTTAACATTAGATGGTGTTGCCATCATGACCAATAGCATTAGTCCAGAGCAAGCAAAGATCATCGAAGACATTGACAACGAACCAGTCGTACTACCAGATCGAGATCGAGCAGGTTTACAATTGGCCGAGCAAGCCGCAGAGCTAGGATGGAGTGTTAGTTTCCCAGATTGGCCAGATGGCATTAAAGATGCCAATGAAGCCGCAAGAGAGTTTGGTAGAGTTGCTACACTACAAAGTGTGTTATCGGCAATTGAGACCTCACCACTAAAGATTAAATTATTAGCAAGGCGATGGTGTGTATAAAGTAAAAATAAGTTGGACAATAAACCAGGACACTATAGATTGGTGGAACCATGTATGTGCCTGGGTAATAGAAGAATATGGTTTGCCTGGCGGCAAATACAAAACAGAAGTGGCAGAAAATTATATGATTTTTGATTTTGACGAACAAGAAGATGCCGCAATGACAGCCTTGCGATGGGGGAACAATTAATGGCAGATGAAATTAAAGAATACGGACATGAACTTCAAAAGTTATTTTTGGAGTTTCTTGTAAGCAACAGAGACTTGGCAGCCAGATGCCAAAACGTATTAGATCCAGAACACTTTGATCGCAGACTACGTGCCGCGGCAGAGTTTATCAAGAACTATGTAAACGAACATGGCAACATTCCAGACGTTGCTCAGATTAAAGCAACAACAAGCACAGAACTAACAAACTTAGAAGAACGAGCGCAAGAACACAGTGCTTGGTTCCTTGAGGAGTTTGAAGGCTTTGCAAGACACAAAGCACTGGAAAAGGCTATCTTGCAAAGTGCCGACATGCTGGACAAGAGTCAGTATGGTGCAGTAGAAAAGTTAATCAAGGATGC